GGCGCTGGATCAATAACTATTTCTGCAACTGGTTCTGGTGGCACCGTAACCTCTGTAGGTCAAAGTTTTACTGGTGGTCTGATTTCGGTATCAGGATCACCTGTTACTACAAATGGGACACTAGCATTAACAGTAGCGGGAACTTCTGGTGGAATTCCATATTTTTCTAGTGCGAGTACTTGGGCTTCATCTGCTGCTTTAGCAGCGAATTCTTTAATGATTGGTGGTGGTGCTGGTGTGGCCCCATCCACAATCACAACTGGCACTGGTGTTACAACAGCACTTGGAGTTAATACTGGAACGGCTGGCGCTTTTGTTGTCAACGGTGGTGCGCTTGGCACACCCAGTAGCGGCACAGTAACAAATCTTACTGGTACTGCAAGCATAAATATCAATGGAACAGTTGGAGCAACAACACCAAGTACAGGTGCATTTACTACACTCAGCGCATCATCCACCGTTACGTTTTCTGGAACTACTACCAATATTTCTCTTGGCACCTCACAATCATCTGGTACTTGGACAGCTGGAGGAACTTCGCAGACCGGTATAATGACTCTGGGGCGATCTACTGGAAATCAAACAACCAATATTCAGGCTGGAGCAACGGCATCTGGCAACACAAAAACAATCAATATTGGTACAGCGGGATTATCTGGATCAACTACAGCAATAAATATTGGATCAGCAGTTTCTGGTGCAACAAGTACAGCCACGTTAAATGGATTACTTTCTTTAACCGGATATTATAAAGAAACAGTTGTTTCTACAACTTCAAGTGGAACATACACATTTGATTTAACGACAGGAACTATATTTTTTATTACGCTTCTTGCAAATACAACTTTTACATTTCCATCAACAACAGCAGGAATATCTTTTATATTATTTATTCAATCATCTGGATATACTGCTACTTGGCCGACAGCTGTAGAATGGCCGTCTGGTGTTGCTCCAACATTAACTGCAACTTCCGGCTCGTACGATAAATTTGTATTTACAAGTAGTAGTGCGTTTTGGTTTGGATCAACCGCAGGCTTTAATTATATTTTGTAATAAGATGTTTTCATCTAATACTTCATCAGTTACAAATTATGGAAGCCAATACATTGCTGTTGGTCACTATAATTCACCATATTTAACCGTTTATTCTTGGAATGAAAATGGATTCAATGGCAAAATACCAAATCCAACAACATTATCTCCGGGAAATATTGGATTATTTCGTGGTGTTGTTGTAACCGAATTAAATGGTTCATCTTCAACAACAGATGGTAATGCGATTGGCATTACAAATCAAACATCATCTCCTTATATTACTGTTTGGCCGTTTAGTAAAGCAGGATTTGGAACTAAATTTAGCGATCCAGCAACAGGTTTGCCCGGACTTGGGCTTGGTGGAAATTTTAGTAAACGATATTCAGATTCAATGCAATATTTGGCGGTTGGCAGTGATACATCGCCATATATAACTGTATGGGAATTTGATTCAAGTAGTTCAGGTGGTTTTGGAACAAAACTTAGTGATCCTTCTACGCTTCCAGCTGGCGCTGTGAGAAATATTGTTTGGTCACCAAATTCAACAGGTGGTTATCCAAATGCTTTAATTGCTGCCCATGTTACATCGCCAAGAATAAGTGCATGGGCATGGTCATCATCTGGATTTGGAACTAAATATTCCAATCCAAGTACGTTGCCTCCGGGAAATGGTTTTGGTGTATCAATTACTAAAGCTGGCGATGCCGTCATTGTTTCTCATCCGGGAAGTCCTTATATAACCGCATATCCGTGGGATGACACAACAGGTTTTGGAACCAAATATAGCAATCCTTCAGTATTACCTCCATCACAAGGCAATGGAGTTACTTTTTCTCCAGCAGATAATGCAGTAATTTGTACCAACACTGCAACACCGTATGTCGCGGCCTATGAATGGAGTTCCTCAACTGGATTTGGAAATAAATTTAGTGATCCGTCTACATCTTTAACTGATTGGGGATACGCTGTTGACTTCACAGCGGACGCATCAACTGTAGCCATTTCATCTGGAAATAGTCCATTTGTCTTGGTATTCCCGTGGAGCACATCTGGATTTGGAACTAAATATGCAAATCCAAGCATTTTGCCAGCAGGCACATCAAGAGATGTGCGTTTCTTTTCAATATTTGATTAAGTTGAGGAATTTGAAATTATGAATCAAGATAAGACACAAATTTTACAAGAAGCTGCAAACTATAGAAAAAAAGAAATTTTGCAATATCAAATAAATATAGATAACTATAAATTGGCTATTGAAGAAATTGATCGCAATTACTCAAATATTGAAGAATTAAAAGATTTTAAAAACCATTTATCTTCTTTATTGAAAAGCAGCATAATTGAACAAACAAAAGAAAAAATAATGTTAACTGTGATGTTGCAGCAATTGGGGGAATAAAATGTACGTCAAAATTGACAATAATCAAATTACATTTCCATACAGTGCAACAGATTTAATTCGGGCAAATAAAAATGTATCTTGGCCTAATACACGGTTACCAGATTCATTATTGGCTGAATACAATGTTTTTCCAGTTATTGTTGATCCAGAACCATCATATAACACGATGACAGAAGTACTGGTTAGGGAAACTCCAATTAAAAAAGATGAAGTCTGGACTCAGGCTTGGAGAGTTGAAAGAAAGCCACTTGAACAAGCTATTGAAGTTATTAGAGAGCGTAGAAATTTGTTGTTGACTGAGTCTGATTGGACTCAAGTTGCAGATGTGCCCGTTGATAAAAATGCATGGGCCGATTACAGACAAAAATTGCGCGATATACCAAAACAAGACAATTTTCCTTGGGATATCATTTGGCCTGTTGCTCCCTAAAGTTGTTTAATTAATTTTTATGAGTTGAAGAATGGAAACGCAAGTTGTCATCAATGTTGTATTGAGTGCTGCTCTTGCGGCATTGGGATGGTTTGCGCGAGAACTTTGGGATGCGGTCAAGGAGCTTAAAGTTGATCTCGGAAAGCTCCGCGAAGACCTGCCTCGGTTTTATGTAGCCAAGGAAGACTATCGGCGTGACATCGACGAGTTGAAAGACATCTGCAAGCAAATTTTCAACAAACTCGATGCTAAGGCCGATAAATGATTGATCCGATTTCAGCATTTGCGGCGGTCCAATCTGCCGTAGCACTGATCAAAAAAGCCAAGGCCACCGTCGATGACGTAAGGTCTCTTGGTCCTCTTGTCGGTAAGTTCTTTGAAGCTAAGCATCAGACCACAAAGGCTATTGCACAGGCCAAGAAGTCTGGTGGGTCCACGATGGCCCAAGCTGTTCAGATCGAAATGGAGCTGATGCAGCAGGAGGCTTTTGAGGCTGAACTCAAGAATCTGTTTATTTATTCCGGCAATGCTGATGTCTGGCAAAAGATTGAAGCCCGAGTTGCCGAGGCGCACCGGGCAGAGATTGAAGAAGCCCGTGCAGAGAAAGCGCGACAAGCCAAGCACAAAAAGGAAATGGCCGAGTTGGTGGACATCATCACAGCGGTCTTCATTGCTATTGTCGTGATCGGCGTTATTCTGAGTTTGGTTTGGCAGGCACTGACCTATGCTTAAAGCACCATCTTCTACTGCAAGCCGGTCTGAGCGCGAAGCCTACGTCAAACAGTGGGCTGCAATCACGATCTCCATCTTTGCTTTGCTGCTGGCCGTAAACGGTATGGTTGGTGGCTCGAACTCGGGCAGGGTGTTGAGCAAGACCATTGAGGCCAACAATCTTTGGGCTTGGTATCAGGCCAAGAACGTAAGGGCAGTGATTTATGAAACTGCTGGCAAAGAAGACCGTGCTGTTTTGCAAAGAACAGACATGGAAGAAATCAGCAAGAAGGCGAAGGCTGCGGAAGCTGACCGTGATTCGGCAAAGAACAAGTCACCTTGGTTTTCCTACGCTGGTATGGCGCTGCAACTCAGCATTGTTCTATCGTCGGCTGCAATCCTTGCCGTGATGATGCCGCTGCTGTACGGTAGCGTGGTGGTCGGCGCTGTCGGCCTGTCCTTTATGACTTACGCAATGGTGCTGTGATGTTGACTCTGATTACCAACCTCCTTTCGTTCCTGATGGGCGGCTTGCCCAAGTTACTGGAATTCTTTCAGGACCGGGCAGACAAGAAGCATGAACTTGAGCTGGCTCGTATGCAGACTGAGCGCGAATTGGAAATGCGCAAGGCTGGCTTTGAGGCACAAGCCCGAGTGGAAGAGATCAAGACCGAGCAGCTTCAGATTCAGGCCGAGTCAGCATCGCAGCAGTTTGCTTTGCAGGAGCGCCAAGCCCTGTATGCCCACGACACTGCGCTAGGTGAAGGCACTAGCCAATGGGTCAAGAATGCCCGTGCTCTTGTTCGCCCGTTGATTACTTACGGGATGTTCTTATTGCTGGTCTTTGTGGACGCTTTTGGCTTTTACTACGCAATCGAAACCGGCGTGGCTTTTGATGTTGCGTTGGACAAGCTCTGGGACAGTGACACGCAGTTGATCTGGGGCAGTATCGTGAGCTTTTGGTTTGGCAGTCAGGCGTTCAGCAAGAAATGAACGTCAGTGCTAAAGCTATTGCGATGATCAAACACCACGAAGGTGTGCGCAATAAACCGTACCGTTGCCCCGCAAAGTTGTTCACGATAGGAGTCGGCCATGTTCTTTACCCTGATCAAGCAAAAATCCCTTTGGATCAAAGAGACTTTTACCAACTTCGTGACGGTGACAACAGGGTTTTTTCAGCGGAAGAAATAGATGGGATTCTCAGAAGCGACCTTGATCGGTTTGAGCGTGGAGTGGAACGATATTGCCCAGTTCCTTTTACTCAAGGGCAATTTGATGCTTTGGTCAGCTTTAGCTTCAATGTTGGCTTGGGAACACTACAAAGATCAACGCTCCGTCAGAAGGTGCTTCGTGGCGATACGGAAGGTGCTGCGGAAGAGTTCCTGAAATACTGTATGGCCGGAGGGAAAATCCTGCGCGGCCTACAGAATCGTCGCAATGACGAACGGGCACTATTTCTCAGTGCTTATTAAATTCTCGCCAAATCGCGTCCTCAAGAGTCTTGCGAGCGGACTTTCCTCGAATCCTTTCAATGTCTGCCAAGTGACTTCTGCGTTTTTCAAATGGAAGTCGTAAGACGGATCTGGCTTCGCATTCGAGTCGCCAAGCCTCCGAATAAGTGTCTCTTGCGTCAGAAACTGATGTCCGTTCAGACATTTGCGTTTGCGTTGTTTGAGGTCCCCGCGGGTTTCCAGCACTGACGTTTTTTGGCCGCATTCAGGACACTTCATAAAGGTTTTGGCACAGCATGGGTCATGTCAATAAAGGCATTGGTTCGCGTTGCGCGACCGCCATTTATTGTGGCCTGCGTCTCTGTGTTGGAAATGATGATATTGGGCACCAAGATACCATCTGGCGTTGAGATTTGCTGGAGTAGGGCTTCTTGTGTATTGGGCATATACAAGGCTATGAGGCCCGGTACATGAAGCAGTTTTGATAACTGAACAATTGCTTCAATCTTGTCCCAAGTGATTAGCAACCGATTTTCAAACTGCGTTTTGAGCGTCTGAGTGCTTATATTGTATCGGACTTTGACTTCGACGATTTCTATCAAAGTATTGTTTTCAACAATCATCGCATCGACTCTTGATGGACTTTTTGGATCGGTTTGAACCCAAGTACAGTTAAAGTGATCTTGATACCATTCAGCAAAATACTGTTCATGGCGAAGACTTTCGATGCCTTTTTCACTCAAGCGATCCACACAGCCTCCTGCGCACTTCGTCTCTCTTCGCTTCGGCCACAGACTGTTCTTCGCCACCGTTTATATAACCGCACCACGTCTCGAATAGCTCTCTATGATTGTCTGATTGCCTAGAGATGTCTTCAAGAAGTTGGAACCTTTCCCGACCTGCTCGATAGACCCGAGAATCATCCGAGTAGTAGTAGAACCAATCGTGATGACGCAATGCGTTATCAAATTGTTTGAGATTCATGTGTTCTTCTCCTTTTCAGGCCGCATATAGTCCAGCCCCAGCTCACGATCTATCTCAGCCAGTTCATCTAGCGCCTTTCTGGACAGCGCGGCGCGGAGGGCAGCGATGGCTGCAACCTGTTTTTTCTGCGGGTAC